CATCTGGGCCTTCCCCTGGGGCGAGCGCAACACTGAACTCGCCTCGCTCGACGGCCCCGATCCCTGGCAGCGCGAGGTGCTCGCCTACATCGGCGAGGGGCTGCGTGCCGGCGCTGACCTGGGTGCCTTGATCCAGGTCGCGGTACGCAGCGGCCACGGCCCCGGCAAGTCGACGCTGTGCGCCTGGATCATCCTGTGGGCGATCGCCACCTTCGATCGCACGCGCGGCGTGGTCACCGCCATGACCGAGCCGCAACTGCGCACCAAGACCTGGGCCGAGTTGGCACGCTGGCACGGCCACTTCATCGCCCGCGACCTGTTCGACCTGCAAGCGACTTCGCTGCGCCCGCACGACGGCGAACTTGCCAAGGAGTGGCGCATCGATGCGATCAACTGGTCGGTCGACAAGCCGGCTGCCTTTGCAGGACTGCATAACCTGCATCGGCGCATCCTGGTCATGATGGACGAGGCCTCGGAGATCGCCAACCCGATCTGGGAGGTGACCGAAGGGGCGCTTACCGACGATCGCACCCAGATCATCTGGTGCGCCTTCGGCAATCCGACCCAGCCCACGGGCAAGTTCTTCGACTGCTTCACCGACAAGGGGCGCAAGCGCTGGCGCACCTGGACCATCGATGCGCGCCAGTCGCGCCACGCCAACCAGAAACTCATCGAGGTGTGGCGCCAGGAGTATGGCGAGGATTCGGACTTCTTCCGCGTGCGCGTGCGCGGCGTGCCGCCTCGGGCCGGTATCTCGAACTTCATCAGCCCCGATACAGTGCGCGCGGCGCGCGACCGGATCCTGAAGGCCCAGGACTACTCGGCCTACCCGGTGATCATGGCGCTCGACCCTGCGGAGTTCGGCAACAACAACTCGGTGCTCACCGTGCGCCAGGGCCCGAAGATGCACAAGCGCTTGCGCTTCTCGGGGCTCGATGGGCCGGATCTTGCGTCGCGCGTGGTCGACGAGCGCGCCAAGCACTGGGCCTCGTGCGCCTGGGTGGGGGTCGAAAACACCGGCCTCGGCCACGACGTGTGCAGCGCGCTGCGCCGTGTGAAGGACTTCCCCTTGTTCGAGATCAATCCTGCGATGCCGGCAGGCGACGACGACACCTACTGCAACGTGCGCGCCGAGATGTGGGGGCGCCTGCGCAAGTGGCTCGACATCGCCCAGGTGATCGACGACGACGAACTGCAGGAGCAACTCACCTCGGTGAACTACGGCTACGACGGCAAGATGCGCTACCAGTTGGAGTCGAAAAAAGACATGGCACGCCGAGGACTCCCGAGTCCCGACGATGCCGACTCGTTGGCGCTCACCTTCGTTTCGGATACGATCACGCGCAAGCCGACCGTGAAGGCCCAAGCGCTTCCGCAGAAACGCAGACTCGCGGTCTGGTAGACACCAACGGCTGACCCGCACCGGGTGGCGTCTCTCGAACAAGAGAGGAGCCAGGGGAAGTGTTCAGCCGACTGCGCGCGTGGTGGCGAGCCCTATGTTCGTTATGGGGCACACGCAAGCCCGCGCCGCCTCCACCGTCTCCACCGTCTCCACCGCCGAGCACCTGATGCTTGCAACCGGAGGCATCCCTGGCAGGCCGCTGATCGCCACGCGCAGCCTGCGCACGATCGAGAAGGCCAAGGAGGATGCGCAACCGGGGCCGAACCAGCCCACGGTGCTGTCGGACACCATGCTCGCGGGCCACATCCGGCTCGCCTGGGAGCGCAACAAGATGGCGCGCGAGAAGATCACGCAGCGCCTGCTGAAGTGCCTGCGCGCCCGACGCGGCGTGTACTCGTTCGATGAGTTGCAGCAGATCGCCGATCGCGGCGGCATGAACGTCGTGTGGGTCGATCTCACGGAGGAGAAGTGCAAGGCGGGCGGCGCCTGGGTGCGCGAGGTCGTGATGCCGGTGAACGACTACCCGTTCTCGGTGAGCCCCTCGCCCATGCCCGACCTGCCGCAGGAGGCCGCCCAGGCCATCCTGGAGAAGGCCGCCAACGAGGCGCGCGAGACGATGGTGCGGATCGCGCAGAGCCAGCAGCCCCAGCAGCCGGCAGGCCCGCCTGGAGCCGGTGGTCCGCCAGCCGCGATGCAGCCGCCGGCCGGGATCATGGACATCGACAGCTTTCGCAAGATGGCCGCCGAGATCCAGGCCTCGATGCAAGACGAAGTCGAGCAGCAGTACAAGGACAAGGCGCAGGAAGCTGCCGACGGCATGCGCGAGAAGATCCAGGACCTGATGGCCGAGGGCGGCTGGCAGGACGCGATCGACGGCTTCATCGAGGACTTCGTCACCTACCCCGCAGCGGTGCTGATGGGCCCGGTGTACCAGCGCTGCGCCCAGTTGAAGTGGGGCAAGGGCTGGATCCCCGAGGTCGACATGAGCCCGCGCATGCAGTGGAAGTGGATCGACATCTTCGACTGCTACCCGGCGCAGTACGCGACAAGCTGCCAAGTGGGCGACCTGTGCATCCGCATCCGCTACACCCGCAAGGAGCTATCCGACTGTCGCGGCCTGGAGGACTACCGCGACGACCAGATCACCAAGGCGCTGCTGGCCTACACCAACGGCCACCTCGAAGGCTGGATCTGGCAGGAGGCCGAGCGCCAGCGCCTGCAGCAGGAGTCGCTCTACTCGTGGTTGAGCCCGCGCGGCGTGATCGATGCGGTCCACTACTGGGGTTCGGTGCCGGGCTGGAAGCTGCAGTCGTGGGGCGTGCGCGACATGGCCTCGATCGACCCGGTCGAGGAGTACGAGGTCGATGCGATCCTGATCGGCCCCTACGTGATCCGCTGCGCCGTCAATAGGGACCCTCTGAAACGCCGGCCGTTTTTCAACGCCAGCTTCGACAAGATCCCGGGCTCATTCTGGGGGCGCTCGATCCCGGATCTGTGCGACACCGCGCAGAAGATGGTCAACGCCTCGGCCTGCTCGCTCGCCGACAACATGGGCTGGGCGGCAGGACCGCAAGCATGGGTCCACGTCGATCGTCTCGCCGATGGCGAGAACTCGATGGAGATCATCCCGATGAAGATCTGGCAGTTGAAGTCGGATCCGACTCAGGGCGTGAACCCGGGCGTGGGCTTCTTCCAGGCGGCCTCGAACTCCGTCGAGTTGCAGACGATCATCGAGAAGTGGTCGGTCAAGGCTGACGATTCCACAGGGGTGCCAAGGTACACGTACGGCAATGAACGGGTCGGCGGCGCCGCCGATACCTACTCAGGCTTGGCGATGTTGATGAACAACGCCGCCAAGGGGCTGCGGCGGGCGATCGCGCAGATCGACCTGAACGTGATCGAGCCCAGCGTGTACTCGGCGTTCGTCAACGAGATGGTCCACGGCACCGACAAGTCGATCAAGGGCGACTGCGTGATCGTGCCCAAGGGTGCGACCGCGATGCTGGTGAAGGAAGCGCGCAACCAGTCGCTCATGACCGGAGCGCAACTCACCGCCAACCCGATCGATGCCCCGATCCTGGGCGCCAAGGGGCGCGCGGCGATCCTGCGCAAGGTGTTTCAGGACGCGTTGGAGATCAACCCCGAGGGCATCATCCCCACCGACGAACAGATCGAGCAGCAGCAGCAGCAGGCCGCGCAGCAACAGCAGGCCATGATGCAGTCGCAGGTCGAGGCCGAGCAGCAGGCCGAGCAGGCCAAGCAGCAAGGCCAGATGGCGATCGCCAACTCGAACAACGAGAGCCGCGAAAAGATCGCAGGCGCGCAACTCGCCGCGCAAGCGATCAGCAAGCAGCAACCCGCCAGCAGCAACCCACGGGCTGGCATCCCGAACTCAGTAGAGCCGCAAGCGGCCCAGAAGGCGCCGCGCGAGGCCACGATGGCGTGAGGTAACCCATGGCTCTTTTCACCCCGTTCGAGAAGGCGATCGGTGCGATCGGTGGCGGCCTGATCCGCTTCGGTGCCGACACCTTCAAGTGCTACCTCACCAACAACACCCCGGACTTCTCGTCGAACCAGTACAAGTCCGATCTCGCCGAGATCGCCGCCGGCAATGGATACAGCAGCGGAGGGGTGACGCTCACCAACATCACGTGGCTGGCCCAGGCGGGCTCGCCCTCCGGGGTGTGGGTGTTCGATGCCGACACGATCACGTTCACCGCTTCGGGCGGCGACATCGCCCTGGCGCGCTACGCGATCCTGTACTGCGTGAGCGTGGGTTCGCCCACGGAGATCCTGCTCGGGGCCAGTGACTATGGCACCAGCTTCCAGGTCACCAACGGCAATGCGCTGACGATTCTTTCCCCCGATGGCTTCCTTGAGATCGCCAAGGGGTAGTCGATGAAGCCGCGCCTCGGTCCGAAAGAACTCGACTTCCTGCAGGCGATGGCCCGTGGTCCAGAGGGCCAGATCCTGCGCGAGACGGTCCTGAAGCCGTGGCTGGAGCAAGTCGACGTAGTGCTGAGAAAGGCCGACACAGAGACGTTTCGCGCCGCGCAAGGTGAAGCCGGCGTGCTCATGCATCTGATCGACTTGCTCAGTCCGCACGCCCCGAAACCCATGACGCGCCGACTCGTCATCGACGGCGCGTACCAGGAGTTCCGGGTAGATCCAACAAGACAGAACCCTGGGCACTAGCCCTACCAGGACTGATTGAGGGGACGCATGAACGGAGCACCCGCAAGCACCAGTGAAGTCGGAGGCAAACCGCTACCACGCGCGGTCCGCAAGGCCCACGCGCGGGCGCTCGAACTGCAGAAGCAGCAGCGCGAGCGCGATGGCACGCCGCCCGAGACGGATCCGGCACCGCAGGCCACCGGTACGAGCACGCCCGCATCACCTGCGGTCGCGGCACCGGTGGCCCCTGTGGTCGCTCCCGCTGCCGTAACACCCGAGCCGGTGCCGCAGGCGCCCACGGCTGAGAAGCCGGTGGTGCCGCCCGCGCCGAGTGAGCCCGTGTCGATTTCGTTGTTCGAGGGCAAGGACGCGAAGTACTGGCACGACCGCTACACCAGCACGCTCGGTGTGTTGCGCAAGGAGCGCGAGACTCACGATGGAGAGCTAGAACGCGTGGCGAGCCAACTCGCTACCGCGCAAGCGCAGGTCGCAACAGCCACTGCCCCGAGGGCCAACGATCGCAAGCTCGACGACTATCTCACGGCCGAGCAGATCGCCAACCTCGGCGAAGACCGTGCCGCCGACGTGCTTCAGATCGCGCAGTCGATCGCGCGTGACGAGGTGAGCCGCATCGTCAAGGCAGAACTGGAACCGATCCGCCAGCGACAAGAAGTCCAGCAACGCCAAGTTGTCCGCGACAGCAGGCAGCGCGTGTTTGCCGAGATCGCCTCGGCAGTTCCCGACTGGGAGGTCATCAACGACAGCCCCGAGTGGCAGTCGTGGTGCCTACAGGAGGATCCGAACTTGGGGATGCAACGCCAGCAGGTGATCGTGAACGCCATGAGTTCGAATAACTCGCGGCCTTTGATCAACCTGTTCAAGCAGTTTCTCTCCGAGAACACCGCGCCACCGCCGCCGCCACCGCCGCCGCCACCCGCGCCGCCGGTGCATCCACGGGCCAACGGGGCCAGCGGCAACGCGCCGCCTGCACCCCAGGTCGAGGATGACGACGAGCAGGGCGAAGAGGGACCGATCACGTCGCGTGCGCAGGTGACGAAGTTGTTCACCAAGCTGGCTCTCGATCGCAAGCTCTCGGACGCCCAGCGTGAGAAAGCACGCGAGCGACTGAGTGCGCGGGTGAAGAGGGCGCAGGACAGCGGTCAACTCCGCTAGAGCCTGCGCGTCACGCCCTTAACGAAAGGAGAGGCTGATGCCTACAGTGGGCGTTTCCCGTGCATCCGGCGTACCCGACTATGGTCCCGGCGCCGGCACTTCGAACTTCATCCCCGAGATCTACTCGGGGAAGCTGATCGAGAAGTTCTACAAGACCACCGTCTTTGGCGAGATTGCATCGACGGACTACGAAGGCGACATCGTCGGCTTCGGTTCGAACGTCATCATCCGAGGCATCCCCGATGTCACGGTGAGCGACTACGTGATCGGGCAGAACCTGAACTACCAGCGGCCCGAGCGCGTGAGCACCAACCTGCCGATCGACCGCGCCAAGTTCTTCGCGGTCGTGCTCAACACCGTGGACGTGCGGCAGGCCGACATCGATTTGTCCGACATTTTTGCCGAGGACGGGTCGATTCAACTGAAGATCGCCGCTGATGCGGACATGCTGTCGGTGATCCCGAGCCAGATCGGCACGCCCAACCAGGGTGCGAACGCCGGCAACGACGTGGGCAACATCAACCTGGGCACAGCGGCCTCGCCGGTCGTGATGGCCAAGGATGAGCCGACCACGGCAGGCACCGGCGTGCGCGGCGTGGTGGACTTCATGACCGACTGGGGTCAAGTCCTCGACGAGCAGAACGTGCCCGACGAAGGTCGCTGGTGCGTGGTGCCGCCCTGGTTCGTGAAGTTGATCAAGCAGTCGCCGCTGAAGATCGCCTCGCTGTCGGGCGACAACATCTCCATCCTGCGCAACGGCAAGGTGGGCGAGATCGATCGGTTCACAATCTACCAATCGCGCAACGTGCTGCGCAGTGGTGGCTCGCCTGCGGTGGGTTGGGCGGTGGTGTTCGGTCACTCGGCCGGGCTCGCGTTCGCCGCGCAGATCACCGAAGCGGAGATGCTGCAAAACCCCAACGACTTCGGCTACCTCGTGCGCGGCTTGCTCGTGTACGGCTACAAGGTGATCGAAGACAACTACCTGGGGCTCGCGTACGTCTCTCCGGGTTGATCGATCTGACTGAGGAAAGGAGTTCGCCATGGGCGACAACGTGAAGAAGGGTGGTGGCGGGGGCTCGATGCCCGGCTGCTACAAGTTCCGCAACCTGCAAAGCCTCACCGTGGGCGATGCAGCCATCACCAAGCTGAAGGGTTCTGCCTCGGGCAAGGCGGGCGCGAACCACAAGCACGGTGAGCCACTCGGGATCATCCCGGGCGGCGGCACCAACACCGGCAGTGGCGGGCCCAAGAACAAGGGCAGCTACGGCTCGGGAACACCAAACGCCTAGTAGGGCTGTCGTAGCACCCCGGCGGTTCGGGCTCGCCTGCCCGCCGGGCTTTCAATGGAGGTGCCATGGCAAAGAGGCAGTCACACAATGTGATCTGTCAGGGGCTGGCGATCCGGCTCGCTGACGGCGTGCTCTCGTACGCGCATCCGGGCGTGCTGGCGCAGGCTGGGTTCATGGAGTACTTCGGTCCCGCCAACGCCTCGCCGGCCGAAGCGCTCGCGTGGGTGCGCGGCAAGGGGGGTGGCTCGCGCAAGATCGTGGGCTTTAGCGAGACGGTCGACCTGCGGGTGGCCGACAAGGATCTGCTGCTCGATGTCGCCGCTAACGAGTACGCCACCGTGCTCGACGGTAGCGAGGACACCGAGGTGATCCGTGCCAAGGTGATCGAGCTAGCGAAGGCGCACCTGAAAGCGCAGCGCGAGGCCGATGCCAAGCGCGACGCGGCCGCCAAGGCTGCGATGGAGCGCGGCCTGGGTGACAGTGACGAGCGCGAGCGCAAGGCCGAAGCGCAGATGGCTGCAGGCGAAGCAGCGAGCGCAGCCGCCGATGACGGGGCTGCCGCGCGCATGCTGGCGCAGAGCCAGATGAAGGCAGCCAAGGCCGGTGGCCGGGCGGGGATCAGCCGATGACGCTGGCGGCCTCCGTCGTGCTCGACCGGGCAGCCACCACGCTGCTCGATCAGACCGGCACGGCATGGCCGGTGGCGGAACTCATCGACTACCTGAACGCGGCGCGCCGGCAGGCGGTGCATCTGAAGGCCGACAGCTACACCGTGCTGGGCGACATCGCGCTGGTGGCCGGTCCCGATCAGGTGCTGCCGGCCGATGGCATCAGCGTCGTGAGCCTGTACCGCAACACCAACGGCAAGCGCGCGGTGCGCCAAGTGGGCCTGGACAACATCCAGGCCACCAACCCGATGTGGGCGGCCAACACGCCGTCGGCGATCGTGCGCGAGTACATGATCGACACGCGCGACCCGAAGCGTTTCATGGTGTCGCCACCGAACGATGGCACGGGCTCGCTCACCGGGGTGTACTCGGCTGCGCCCACGCCGATCGCAGACCCCTCCGAACCGATCCTGCTGCCCGATACCTACGACGGGGCGCTGTGGGCCTATGTGATCTCGATGGCCTATGCGAAGAGTTCCACCACGCAGGACCTGCCCAAGCACACCGCCTACATGCAGATGTTCATGGCGCTGCTGACCGGCAAGACCGCGACGCTGAAGCAGACCATGCCGGACCTCAAGCAGATGGAGCAGGCGCAGTCATGAGCGACGTGCCGATCCTCGACCAGATCAGCCCGATCCAGCAGCAGGTGCCCAAGTGCGCCGAGTTGACGATCGTCGCAGCCTATCGGCGTGGCCTGCGCCTGTGGTGCGCGCAGTCGCGCTGGTTCCGGCGCAACCTCAGTGCGCAGGTGTTGCAGGGCATGGCCACGTATTCGTTGGGCGCCGATCCGATCGTGGAGATCGTCGATGTGCCGATGGGGGCGATCCATGTCGATTACCCCAACAACACGGTGCAGAAGTTCCCGATGAAGCCTTCGGATCCCTCGATGTTCGATCCGAATGCGCCGCGCTCGCGCCCCTTCACCTACGCCTACCTGCCCGAGGGCTCGATCACCTTCTACTACGTGCCCAACCAGGACTACAACGTCACGCTCACGCTGGCCCTGTCGTACACCGACCACACCGAGGTGATGGACTCGACGCTGCTGCCGAAGTGGCATGCCGTGTTCGAGGCGGGTGCGCTCATGTATCTGCTCGGGTTGAAGAGCGAGGCGTGGTACGACCCGCCGACCTCGATGCTGTACTCGCGCATCTTCCAGTCGGGGGTGCATAACGCCAAGGCGGACGTGGCGCGCCTGTACCAGTCGGGCACCGTGATGGGCCGCCGACGCGGCTGGATCACTGCCTCGTGAGGCCATCATGCCGATGAACTTTGGCTTGTTCCCGCCGATTCCGGTGCCGCCGCCGGCAGGGGAGTTTCCGACCGGGCCGCAGTTCCAGCAGGACAACGTGGACGTGGGCCCAGCTAACCCCACCAACGTCAGCTTCAACGTGGGCATGGCGGTCACCTACGATGCGGCCACCGACACTGTGAACGTCGATGCTGCCGCAAGCGGCGGTGCGATCTCGGGCGCAGGAGGAGGCGGCGGTGGTGGAGCGGTCTTCATCCAGGGCGCCTTCAACATCCTGTCGGCAGGCGACGTGCTTGATCTTTTGGCGTTCGGCTTCACCAGCACGGACGAGGCGGCGTTTCTCGTGTGGAGCAAACCGCCGTCGGCCAACGAGTGGCGGCCGGTGCTGCCCTCGGGGGCGGTTGCCAACGATCCGATCCTCGCCACCTTCTCGATCAGCGGGGGCTTGATGTCGTTTGCGAACCTCACCGGTTTCAGTGAGGGCGGTGCAATCCTGCTCGCGCAACTGGGATGAGCGATGCGCATCGCCGTCGACAACTTCAAGGGCGAACTGCCCCGCATCGCAGCCCGCTCCCTGCCTGAAGGCTTTGCCACCACGGCGGTCAACTGCCGCCTGCTGTCGACCGACTGCGAGTCGTGGCGCAACTTCAAGTTCACCGAGGCGCTGTGCAAGAGCGCGCCCATCAACACCATCTACGCGCTGCACGACCCGGCGGACTTCGCCACGATCCACTGGATGCACTGGTCCGACTCGGATCTCGCGTACGGCTCGCCCGACGTGGATGTGGCAACCAGCACCCTGGCGGGGGACCAGACCGCGCGCTTTTACTTCACCGGCACCGATGTGCCCCGGTGGTCCAACAAAGCGATGGCGACCACGGGCTCGGGCTGCATGCCGGTGGACTCGCGCCCGCTCGGGGTGGTCAACCCCGAGGTGCCTCCCACCCTGGTGGTCACGGGTGGCGGGGGTGCAGGAGGCGGTGGTGGATCGTCGAGCATCAACTTCACCGACGCCTTCGACGACACCTCGCTGTGGACCATGTCGAGCGACTTCCAGGACGGGTTTACCAACCGGGTGGCGGTGATCCAGACCAGCGGTGGCAATCCTGGCAGCAACCTGAAAACCCTGGCGACCCAGTCGGCTGACTGCGCCTACGGCTATCGCAACGCGGGCGACGATGCCGCCAACGCCCTGAGCGTGACCATGACGGTGCAGTTGCTGGTCGAGACGGCGAGTTACACCGGGGTGTGGAACTTCATGAGTGGGATCTTCCGCAACCAGACCGGCGCCGGCATCGCGGTGGTGATGGGCTTTGCGCAGGGGCGGCTGGTGATCGGCACCACCGACTCGTGGGCCAACATGGTGGGGCTCACGATCTACGGGGTGAGCGATGGCGCGCAGCCGCCGGGCGGCACCTGGGTGAAGCTCACCATCAACATCACGCGCACCCAGGCGGGACTGTGCGACGTGGACGCCCTGCTGGGCTCGGTCGACGATGTGACGACCTACATCCACGCGCACGCGAGCGACGTGCCGTCGGCGGGTTCGTACATCGGCTTCGGCAACAACTGCGCGCCGGGCCTGGGCACCGTGGTGCTGCGCTGGGACAACGTCGAGTTCGGCGCCGGAGATATCCCGGCGGATACATCGCTGCAGGTCACGACCTCCTACGTCTACACCTTCGTTGCCGATAACGGCGACGGCACGTTCTCGGAGTCCGGTCCCAGCCCCGCCTCGACCTCGATCAACAAGGACGACACCTCGATCGTGGACGTGACCACGCCCACCTCGGTGCCGTCCGGGCCCGACTACCACGTGGTAGCCAAGCGGATCTATCGGGCGATCAGTGGTGCCACGGGAACTGCGTTCTTCCTGCTCGCCGAGATCCCGCTGTCGCAGGCGGTCTTTCACGACTCGATCTCGGATGCCGATGCCGCCACCGGCCCGGTGCTGCCCTCGGAAGGCTGGGAGGTGCCGCACCCGCGCATGCGCGGAATCCTGGCACTGCCCAATGACATCTACGCGGGCTTCCACGACAACGTGCTCGACCTCTCCGCGCAGGGCGCGCCGCACGCGTGGCCGGTGAAGTTCCGCCTTGCCACCGACAAGCCGATCGTGGGGATCGGTGCGATCGACACGGCGGTGGTCATCGCCACCCAGGGCTTTCCGTACATCGCCTTCGGCAACTCGCCCGATGCGTACTCGATGACCAAGATCGAGTTCCCGCAGTCGTGCGTCAGCAAGCGCTCGGTGTGCTACCTCAACGGCGTGGGCGTGCTCTACGCGAGCCCCGACGGCATGGTGAGCGTGGCGGGTCCGGGGCAGGTGGAACTGATCACGGTGGGGATCTTCACGCGCAAGGAATGGCAGGCGCTGCGCCCGGAGACGATGATCGCCACCGCGCACGACAACCGGGTGTTCGTCCAGTACAGCAACGACCAGGGGCCGGGTGCCTTCGTCCTCGAATCCACCGAGAACGGCTTCGGCAAGGTGAGCCTCGCGTTTCATGCCACTGCCATGCGTGCCGACCTGTACGACGACCGGCTGTACATGGTGCTCGATCACAACAGTCCACCGTCGGGCTCCTCGGGGTCGCCGCCCGGCACTGTGGTGCCCGACGGGAGGACGATCTGGCAGTTCGATGCCGCCGAGGGTTCCCCTGGAACCGATGTCCTGCTGCCCAAGGCGTGGACCTCGAAGCTGTACCTGCAGAAAAAACCCATCACGTTTCGCTACGGCAAGATCGAAGCCGAGAGCTTTGACGAGGTGTTCGTCACGCTGATCGATCACGGCGAGGAGTACTTCACCCGCCAAGTGTTCGACCAGGATCCGTTCTCGCTGCCTGACGTGCCCGGCAAGCCCGGCAGCCAGCGCTTCCAGTTCCGACTCACCGGCATCGACAAGTTCCGCTCCGCGCAGTTCGTCGAGGTGATCGACGAGATGCAGTGATGGTCACGCAGACCCGGATCGTCACGCTCCCCAGCAAGCCGGCGATCAAGACGCCGACCACGGCTGCGCGCGACGTGCAGCTTGCGGTGAACAACATCCGCGAGCGGCTGCACCTGATCGAGGAGGCGCTGAACTCCGGGGTGGAGGCCACGCGCCAACTCGGCATGCAGGTCGACAGCAGCGTGAGTGCGGCCGATCTGGCAGCGCTGCAGCAGCAGGTCAATCAACTGCAGAACGATGTGACCATCATTGAGAACACGATGGCCTCGCTGCAGGCCGAAACGCCCACCGACGTGTACGTGGACGGCGCCTTCATCGCCACCCGCCATGCGTTGAACTTCCTCTCGGGTGGCGGCATCCGCGTGACCGGCGCCGACGATCCGCTGCGCGAGCGCGTGGATATCTTCTTCAACGCCCTGGTGGACCTGCACCTGATCCTCGATGCGGAGCGGGCGCGGCTGGTGCTGCGCGGGCGCAACGTCGGCATGTTCCTCGGGGTGCTGCTGCCTACCAGTCGCGGCCACATCACGGTGCGCGGGCGCGAGACGCAGTTCCGCGTGGGCCCCTACATCGGCGTCGACCCGGTGCGGCTGCTCATACGCGGCCGCAACCTCATGATGAGGCTCGGGATCGAAAAGATCACCCAGCGCGGCAAGCTCATCGTCCGGGGCCGCACCCTCATCATGGGCACCGGCCCGGTGATCGAGCGCGCGGCCTTGCGGGTGCGCGGGCGCGACGTGCAGTTCGGGCTCACCCACGGCTTGTTCGAGTCGGTGCAGCGCAGCCAGATCGTGGTGCGCGGGCGCGACCTCACCTGGAACCTGCGCCATAACCTGTTCGAGCCGGTCGAGCGCTCGCGCATCCTGGTGCGCGGCCACAACAACGCATGGCAGGTGCAGGAACCGGTGCAGCGCTCGCGCCTGCTGGTACGCGGGCGCAACGTGACGATGGCGACCACCGCCAACGTGGCGCTGCCGGTCACGCGCGCCGGGCTACGCGTGCGCGGGCGCGACGTGACGATGAACGTCTCGACCAACGTGTTCAACCGCAACTGGGCCGACCAGTCCAACTCGGGGATGATCTTTTTCCCGGGGCCGAACACCTACGTGCCGAAAGCCGACGGCACGATCACCGGTTCGACTGCAGGCGAGTTGTGGGCGGCCCAGTCGATCGGCGTCATCCACGTGCGCGGGTATTTCACCTCGCCTGCGCTGCCGGTGGGCTCGCCCTCGGCGATCACCGGTCCGTTCGATATCCAGGACCGGGTGCATTTCACCGGCACCACCACGAACGCCGCCGGCATGGTGTGGTTCCAGGCCGACAGCCCGGCCAACAACGTGCTGCAGAACGGCTACGTGATCGACATGACCCAGCAGTTGGGGGTGTTTCGGTTCATCAAGACCGTGGCGGGCAGCGGCACGTTGATCAACTCCACGCCGCTGGCGGGCGGCAACGTCACCAACACCGTGCGCTGCACCCACGACGGCAACGGCAACTACGAGGTGTTCATCGACGGGACACCCAAGTTCACGGTGCTCGGCGAGCGCACCTTCACCAGCGGCATCGTCGGCATCCTGTGGTTCTGCAACCCGGCCAACGGCCAGGGCCACGTGAGCTATCAGGCGATCTACAACTACACCCAGCAGACCGCGCGCTACTGGCGCATCAACATCAGCGCCATCAACGGCGGCTCCAACGTGGCCGTGGCCGACTTCGAGTGGCACCTCAACGTGGGCGGGCTGCGGGTGGCGCCTTCGACGGTGGCGGCCTCGAACTCGACCGTGGCGGCAGCGAGCAACGCCAACGACCTGAACTTCATCACCCAGTGGGAAACCGCCTGGAGCGGCAGCGCGCAGTGGCTGTACGCCGACTTCGGCTCGGGTCAAGCGATCGGCATCCGCGAGTTGAAGCTCTCGTGCGGGTCGGCCTCGGGCGCCAACGCCAAGATGCCGTCGGCCTTCACCATCGAGTACTCCAACGATGCCTCCTCGTGGACGGTGGTGAAGACCGTGACGGGCGCCACCGGCTGGTCGGGGAGCGAGCAGCGCTCCTACACGATCCAATAGGCGTGCCATGAAACGTGCTACGCTGGGCCATGGATCTCTTCCTGAACATCCTCTCGCTGGTGATCCTCGTGGCGATGACCTTCGGCAGCATCCTGCTGGTGCGCCCGAAGGGCCGCTCGAAGCCGCCCGGATCGCAGAACTAAGCGAGGTCTGGTCCGCCCTGCAGCGGCTGGCACCGCCCGCCGTCGAGGGGCATACTTGCTCATTCGAGTACGTGGCGGCAGAGATCGCCGCCGGGCGCGCCCAGGTGCTGCGCTCGGATGACGGCATCTTGCTGCTGGCGCTTCACCCGAACTTCCAGCGCGGCGACTTAGAACTCGTTGCCTGGGTGGCGGTGAGCACAGGGCCGCACGGCATGGTCGATCGGTATCTGCCCCAGATCGATCGGGTCGCCCGTGATCTGGGTGCCGCGCGAGTCATCCTGCAGTCCCCGCGTCTTGGCTGGCTTCGCGTGTTGCCACAGCGGTGGCGGGTGACATCGGTCACCTACGAGTGCGAGGTCGCATGAACTCGAACAAAGGCACGGTTCCCGAAACTTCGGCCGAGCGCGCTGTTGCCGATGTCGCTGCCGCGAAGTTCCAGGACTACCAGCGACGCTGGGCGCCGCTGCAGCAGCGCATGGCCGACACCATCAACCGCATGGGCGCGCCCGGCTCGCACGAGCGCGGCGAAGCCGAGGCCACCGGGGCGGCCGATACCGGGCTCGCATTCGACAAGACCGAGCAGAAGGTCGAGGCCTCGCAGCGTGCCGCCGGCATCAACACGGGGTCGTCGGCCTCGAAGCTGGCGCGCCTGGGCGTAGGTACCGACAAAGCAGCGGCGCTGGGCATTGGCAAGACGAGCGCCAACCAAACGGTCGACGATGCCTACATCTCGGGGCTCACTTCGCTCATGAACATCGGGCGCGGCAAGGAGGCGATCGCCACGCGCGGCATGGGTGCGGCGGCCGGGATCTCGGCCAACCAAGCCATGAGCGATGCCGAAGCTTCTGCTGCTGCCCGCGCCTCGAACTACGAGATGGCGGGCACCGTCGCCGGCATGGCCGGACGCGCCTACACGGGGCGGCGCGGCGGCATTCCGTACACGACCGACTACTCCTCGATGCTCGCGCCGGCCGGCGGCAGGGCGCCGTTCGCCTGATGGGCGCCTCCACCGAACAAGTCGGCAACACCCTGAACTGGGCGGGGCTCGGTCCTCATCCCGGTGGGCTGCACACCGTCACGCCGCAGTGGGCCAACGACCCGGTGTCGTGGTGGAAGAACAAGCTGTTCGGCGGGGGCGGCGGATCGAGCACGTACGCCTCGGACAAGTTCGCCGACATGGCCTACGGCCAGTGGCAGCAGTGGGTGAGCCAGTTCATGCCGGTCGAGAACACCCTCATCAACTACGCCAGCGATCGCACCCTGCCGTCGCAGGAGGCGGCCAAGGCGGTGAGCGGGGTGCAGTCGGCCTACGGGCAGCAGGCAAAGATGCAGGACCTCACGATGAGGACGGCCGGCATCCAACTGAACCCTGAGGAGCGCCAAGCGTTCGAGCGCGAAAAGAGCCTCTCGCAGTCGCTCTCGGAGGTGCAGGCCTCGAACATGGCGCGCCAGATGACCACCGATCGCCAGCGCTCAACCCTTGGGGTGCCCATGAATACCGGTGATCTTGCCTTGAGAGGAGGCCGCTGATGGCACGTCCTGTTGGAATCGGTTCGCAGATCCAGGGTGGCGGGCTCGCCGGCATGGGGGTGGGTGAACTTGGCGAGGCCATGGAACTGCAGCAAAAGGCGGCCGAGCAGGAGCAGGAGCGCAACCGCCGCAACGAAGCGATCGTCGCTGCGAACAAGTCGGCCAACGCGCAACTGGGCTCCAGCGTCGGCACGCTCGCCGGCATGTACGTGGGGGCGCAGTACGGCTCTGCTGCGGGCCCGTGGGGTGCCGTCGTCGGCGCCGGGCTCGGGTATCTCTTCGGAAGGATGTTCTGATGGCGGGTGGCACCCTCGGCGGCATCCCGCGCTACCGCTACACCGCGCCTGCGGAGGGCTTCAGTCGCGGGGTGGAGCAGGGCATCGGCATCTACAACTCGTTGTTCGTCGATCCCGAGATGCAGAAGGCCAAGCTCGAAGGCCTGCAGACCGAGACGGCGGCACGCAAGCAGAAGATGGAGGACGACGCCGAGGCGGCGGCGCGCAACCGCGACTACGAAGCGCTGAAGCTGGTCGACGAGGACAGCGAACAACTCGGCCGGGAAACCCTGCAGCAGCAGCAGCACTACGGCGGCGCGCAGTTCGTTCCCCAGGATCAGATCCATGTGATGGCACAGCGCCACGCCGAGTTGGCGCGGCGGCGCGCGGCGATCACCGACTCGATGCGGGCGCGCTACCAGAAGTGGCAGACCGACGGACGCGCCACCGCGCAGGCGTGGCAGGACGGCCGCGAGGATCCCACCCAGGCCAAGGACACCGACATCGTCAATGCGGTGGCCTCGAACACGATGATGGATCCGAAGTCGTTCATCCTCGATCCGCAGACCGGCAAGACGCCGTTCGACACGTGGCATGAGCAACTGGCCGCCGCGCAGCAAAGCCACGCGCCCGAGAAGGGGCTGCCGGCACTGAACGCGATGCTGCAGGGTGAACTCGCGCAGGGCGTGGGCTCATGGGACAGCGCCGACGGCACGCGCATCACGCGCAAGGAGATCGTGGCTTTGGTGCCGGCGCAAAACCCCGACGGCACGCCCTCGACGCACGACTACTACCCGGTGTTGAAGGTCTACACGCAGGGCCATCCCAACGGCTACACCGCTCCGGTCACCCAGGACCGCATGCCGGGCGGCCAGCCGGCCACGCTGAACATCGATCGCATGCTGGAGCGGCTGGAGCAGATGTCTTCGGTCAACGAGGGGCTGAAGCACCCCGAGATCCAGGACAAGATGGTGAGCGGCACCAAGAAGATCGGCGACGAGTTGGCGCGCGACATGGCGATCTACTCCTCGATCGGGCCGAAGAAGACCGCAGGCGTAGGCATGGAGCGGGTGCCGCTCGGTGGCACCACCATGACCGAGACGTACGACCGCGACACGGGTGACGTCATCAACCGCCGCTACGACGTCCACACCCAGGATCCGAACCGCCTCACCCTTGCCGACCAGGAAGAACTGGCGAAGTACCGCGCCGGGCTGCGCCCCGAAAAACCCACCTCGTTCGAGGAGCACCGCGCCTACCTCGCGGGGCAGGTCAAGGCGGGCAAGATCACCCAGCAGCAGATGGACGAAGCGCTGATGGGGCAGGCGAGCGGCCAGCATGGCACCCCGCCCGGCCAGAAGCCGCTCTCCGAGACAGAGATCGCCAACGAAAAGCATGAGGCCATGGAGGCGTGGGCGAACTCGAACACCAACCTGCGCAAGAACAAGGACGGCACCTACTCCGAGTACCTGCCGGTCACCGACGGCAAGGGCAAGCCGCGCATCGACCCAAAGACGGGTAAGCAAAAGATGATGTGGCAGGACGCGCGCCCCGAGACGATGAACGCCATGACGAAGGCGGGCCTCGACCGGGTGAAGGAACTGCGCGCCCAGAACGAATCGATCCGCAACCCGGTCAAGCCGGCGGCTGCGGCACCCGCGAAGGGTGGCATCGATACCGGCGGTGGCATCCAGGCCGGCAAGCCAGCGGCTGCAGCGAAGCCCGACGTGGCGGCGCTGCGTCAGCAGGCGAAGGACGCGATCGACAAAGGGGCGCCGCGCGATGCGGTGGCCGCCGAGTTCAAGAGGCTTACCAACGGCCAGGACTACTGAGTGGGCGCGTTCGACCACCTCATCCCGCAGCAGGGCCAGGGCGAAAACGCGTTCGCGCACCTGATCCCGCAGCAGGCCGCTCAGGCTGCCCCTGCCGGGCCCACAGCGGCCCCACAAGCGATCGACCCGACGGCGCCCGCCGCACCCCTCGACACGGGCGCTGCAGCGCCTGCAGGCCCGCCTGGGGCCCCTGCCGGGCCGGATTTCCGTGACCCTCGGGACGTCCAGGCCCAAGGGGGCATCCCGACCAGTTCGGCGCTGCAGGAGCAAAACGCCCCGCTGCTGTACGGCGAGGAGGCCATGGCGCGAGGTCCGCGCGCCGACCAGGAACTCGCCAAGGCCATGGAGCGCGGCATCAAGGGGCTGGGCCAGCAGGGCCAAGCGCTGCGCTTTGCGTTGAACACCTCCGAGGTGCGGCAAGCCACCCGCACGCTGGCGGCGTTCAAGGACATCGACCAGGGCAAGCCGCTGCCGCGCTCGATCACCTCGCCCATGGCCGGCGAAGAGCGCAACCCGGCGGTCGAGGCCTACTACGCCTCCGACCCCAACACCCGCGCGCAGATGCGCGATCAGTACCGCGACCAGTTCGCCAAGTCGGAAGCCGGCCAGCGGCTCGCCTACGCGGCGTGGGACGCCTACCGCAAGCAGATCCAGCAGCAACAGGCGCGCGTGCCGAGCCTCACCAACGTGCACGATGCGGCCGACTTCCGCGACTTCGCCGCCTCGTGGCTGGGCGAGAACGGGATCTACATGGTCCCGATCGTGATGTCGGCCATGACCGGCCCGGCCGGGTTCCTGGCGGTGAGCGGCGGCATGAACCTCGCCGGCAACGTCAACGCGGTGATGGAGCACGAGGCGCGCAAGCAGCAGCCCGATCAGCTTGCCGGCCTGCCGGCGGGTGCCGAGGGGTTGCTGCGCGGCCAGGGTGATCTGTCGCAGGGCGGCCAGCACGCCGAGCAGCAGGTACGTGACGTGGTGGGCGAAACCGGCGAAGCGCTGGCGCAGTCGGCGGGCACGATCGCTGGCATCAGTGGTGCGCAGACCGTGCTCGGGGCGGTGGTCCCTTCAGCGATCCAGCGCACCGCCATGGCGCCCGGCGTGAACAAGGTGCTCGGCAGCGCCATCAGCGAGGGCATCTCCAAGGGCGGCATCGCGGGCGGCGCGAAGGTGGCGCTCGGGATCGTCGGCAAGGACGCGGCAGGCCAAGCGCTCACCATGGGCGGCATGGACTTCCTGACCTCGGTGCAGGATTCGATCCTCTACAGCGAAGCGCTGTTCACGCCCGAGAACATCAAGCGCTGGGGCGATGCGGCGGCCGGTGCTGCCATGCTGGGTCCGGTGCTGTCGGCGGGCTCGGTGGCGGGCCACGTGCGCGCGGCGCGCGAGCAGACCATCGCTGCCCCCTGGAAGAAGGTCGAGCACCTCTTCAAGCCCGAGACGGTGGGCGACGAGACGTTGTACCTTGCGCCTAACGGTGCGCGCATCACCCCTGATATGTGGGAGGGCGCGAGTGAACGGAACCGAAGATCCTGGATTACCCCGAATGTTTCACGACGCACAACTACTGACAGTGGGGTTATTGGTGCTGAAGGTGTGCAGCCGGTGCAAGAAGCCGCAGGACCGGCCGGGCCAACGCATGTGTCGCCAGTGCCACCGGGTGGTCCAGAAGGAATGGCGGGCGAAGCAGCGCCTGGAGTTGCTCCGACTGCGGGCCCTCGAAAAGTCGTTGGTGGAATCCGCGTCGACGAAGACCTGACCGCAGCACCGGCCCCTGCCGAGGAGCGGCCTCCCACTTTTGAGGCACTCACGCCCACCGAGCAGTTGACCGGTACCAAGGCCGAAGAACGTCCTCCCACCCTGGAGGCGCCCGAGGTCGAACAACTGACCGGGGCGCCGCCGCCACGGCTCACCAGCCCGCTGCTCGAAAAGCTCGAAGGCGCCCTGGAGCGCACCACCGACGCCGGGGTCGGCCAGGAACTCACCAAGCAGATCGCCAAAGAGCGCACGCGCCTTGCCAAGGAAGCGCAGGCCGACGAGTGGCATAGGCTTGCCATGGAAGAGCCCGACCCGGATCTGCGCAAGCAGTTCATGGATCGAGCGGTCAAGGCCGGCATCCCGGTCGAGCACGTCGAAGCAGCGCCTGCACCCGCCGAGCCAGCGCACGAGGCGCCGCCCGGGATCCACGTGCGGGAGGGCGAGGCCGAGCACGTCCAGGCTGCCCCGATCACACGTCAGGAGGTGGCCGCGCGGCGCGCCTGGATGCGTCGTCACGGGCTCGATGAGGGCTCGGCCGAGAAGGCGGCGCAGGTGCGCGCGGCGATCGAGCGCGAGCCCGAGCGCGTCAAGCAGGCGGCCAGCCTGCCCGAGCGCGAGTTCATGAAGGTCGTGAAGGAGATCAACCGTGCCGCAGCAGCCGCTGAAACCGCCCGCGACAAACTTCAACAACCTGTACAACGCCGGCCTGAGCATGCCCGTGGCGGCATTCCAAAGGTGGAAGGCGAGCCAGCAGCAGAGCCAGTTGCGAAGCCCGCCGAAGCTGCAGCCGGTGGTGAAGCCCGCGTACGGGGTGAACCCGGCCATCGCACCGCCGAAGCCGGGGCAGACGTTGAGAAGCGACCCGAGGTTCGACCAGCCGGGGCCGAACGCCGTCGAGAGGCCAGGACTGTAGACGAGGCACTCGAACGTGCCGGCATCCAGACGAAGGAGAAGGCCGCCGCCAAGGAAGGCCCGCCGATCGCGCCCGCCGAGGTCGAGCGGGTCGCGGAACTGGCGGCGCGCGGGACGCCCGCCGAACGCGCCCGCGCCATGATGGAAGAGGCCGAGCGCGAGCATCCGCCCGAGGGGCCGCAGCACAAGGTGCTCTCGCCCGAGGAGATGAAGACCCGGGCCGAGTCGAGCAAGCAGGCAGCCGAACGCAAGCAGCGCGAGGGTCTGCGCGCGGCGATCCGCAAGCGACTCGAAGCCATTGCGCGGGCCGTCTACAAGTTCGGCAAGGGCGACGAGGTGCGCGGCGAGCACGGCAACCGCTACAAGATCCTGTTCAAGGATGTGATGCGCACGGCCGGGGGCGGCTATGAGCCGAGCTATCGCGTGCGCGCCGTCAATGGCCTGGAGTTCGACCTGCCCGAGCGCCGGATCAAGAGCCTGGAGACGAAGTACAAGGGCGTCGAAGGCGACATCGCAGCCGATCAGAGTGCTGCCATGGAACACGCGCAGTCGCACTCGGAGGTGATGAACACCGTCACCGAGTCGACACGCAAGCAGTTTCCCAAGGCGAAGTTCTCGCTGGTGGAGTCCTCACTCGACGATCCGCACATCTCGCCCGATCGGCGCCGCGCGCTGGAGATGGCTGCAGCCATTGCGCGCGAGCACGGCGTCGAAGACGTGGTGTTCATCAAGCACGCCGGCAAGGACAAGGTCACGCGGGGCTTTTTCGATCCGCGCTACCCCGACAAGGTGTTCATCGCCACCGACGTCGATCACACCGTGCTGTCGGTGACCGGCCACGAGTTCTTCCACAACCTCGAATACAACCATCACGATCTGGCGGCCAAGTTCGAGAAGGCGCTCGACGGGTTGGTGGATTGGGACAAGCACTTCGCCGACTACTCGGCGCAGTTGCGCAACGCCGGCCGGGTGGATCCGCCGACCAGGAAGGGCACGCGCTCGGAACTGATGGGCGACATCGTGGGCGACTTCTGGAGCAATCGCTCGCTGCAGGAGAAACTCGCCGCCGCCAACCCCGACCTGTACAGCAAGCTTGCTGCGGTGTGGACGCACTTCGTCGACAAGACGATCAAGGCACTGCGCGCCCACATGCCGTTCGGCTCGACCAAGTACATCCACGACCTGGAGAAGGTGCGCGATGCGGTCGCCACCCTGATGGCCGACGTGAAGCGCCGCCACGAGGAGGGCGTCGAACTGGAGCGGCGCATCGGCGCGGGCTACTCGCAGTTCATGGGCGCACCCGAGCGCGGACCGCC